TGATCTCGAGGTCAAAGCCCCAGGCCATGCCGTCCTCGCCGTCCTTGCTCTTGGTCAGGCGCAGCGATCGACCCGTGGCCTCGCGCACCACCTCGAGCTCGGCGTCAGCAGCAGCGCGCAGCCCTGACCAGCCCCTGGCCCCCTTGCTGGCGTCTTTGCCCGCGTGGTGGATCAGGATGATCATGGCGCCGGTGAGCTCGTGGATGCGCTTGCAGTGGGTGAGCGCCTTGCCCACGTCCTCGCCGGCGTTCTCGTTGGCCCCTGGCATGACCTGGGCGAACGTGTCGACGATCACGATGTCGGCGCCGCCCCAGGCCTTGATGCTCTTGACCACGTCGGCGGCGTCCTTGGCTTCCATCATGTTGGGCGCGGCGTGGATGACGCCGAGCTCGAGGCTGGCCAGGTCGATCTCGTTGTGCTGGCCGTAGGCCTTCAGACGCTTCCTGAAGCCCCCACCGCCCTCGGCGGCGATGTAGGCCACCCTGCCCTGGCGCACGCGCTTGCCGCGCCACTCCACGCCCCGGGCGATGGCTGCGGCCATGTCGAGCGCCAAGAACGACTTGCCCGAGCCGCTCGCGCCGTACATGACCACGAGCTCTGCCTGGGGCAACACGTCCTTGATCACCCAGGTGGGGTTCGCGCCAGTGGCAAACTCGTGCGCCGGCACGATCGCAAAGCGCTGGCTCTCAGGGGTGTGAGTTGAGTTCACATCCCCGACCAGGTCCTCGAACTCGTCCGCCGAGGCCGGGCCGTTTAAATTGATGCCTGCGCCGTGCTCGTTGGCCAGGCGCACCAGGGAGCGCCCCGTCACCTGGTTGCCGTTGCCTTTGCCAAAACTGCGCCACCGGTCCTCGTTGTATTCCCGATTGCTGTACTTGCTGCTGTGAGCGCTCCAGTCCTCCCACATCTCGAACCCTTCGCCTTGGGTTTCGCAGTGGATGGCCATGCCGACAGAAAGCCACTCGTCGTAATGCAGATCAGGGGGCAGCGCGGCCAGACACTTCTCGATCTGGGCGACGGTCAACCCGGCGGGCTCACCGCTGGCGACCACCTCAAGGGGTTCAGCGCTGCGAGCAAAGCGCTCGCGGTGCAGCTGCCGCACCACGTCAGGCAAGGGGGCCACGACGTCGGTGTTGCCCAGCAGCTCGGTGATGTCGAGGGTGTTGCCTGTGTACGTGACAAAGCCGCGGGTGCTGAAGCACTCCATGCCGAAGTCGACATTGCGAATTGCTTTGCCGTTGCCGAGGTCGCCCTTGAAAAAGATGCGGATGCCCTGGCCTGACGGGGAAAACTCCGCGTACGAATCGGCCAGCAACGCCTCGACCTGCGGGTGGATCTTGCCGTCGGCGATGCAGTTGTCGAAGTCCAGAGCGCACACGCCGAACTGCTGCAGTGCTGCGAAGCCCACGCCGTCGTAGCCCCGGCGCGCAGCGGCGGCTTTGGCCGCGTCGAAAGTGACCAGGTGCGCCACGTCCTTGGGTCCGCCTTGTTCACCGTGACGTTTGCCGCCGTTGGCGTAATACGGCACCTTTCTCGGCTTCCCGCCGCCAGGGTTGTCTTCAAAGCGCCAGATCACCCAGGCGGGCAAATCACGAATGGCGGCAGGGGCTTCGACGTCGCGCAGATGTGGGGTGATGCGTTGCACGTTGGTCATGCTGCAGCCCTCGCAACCACTCGGATCTCGACTTCGAGCAGGTCGATGACGTCGAGCATGGGGCGGTGCTGCTGACACCGCTGGAACTGCACCGCCTTTAAGCGCCGCTTCGCTTGGCCTTCGGTGCGGGCGAAGCTCGGGGAAAGCAGGAACTCTTGACCGTTTGCGTTTCGGACTAGGTAGGCAAAACCTGTGTATTCAGGTGTAGACATTGGCGACTTTCAAAAAGCGCCATAGGTGGGGATACCGAGTCGCCAAACCCTGCCCGCTGTGTACGGGCCGGTATCCCCACCTATGGCGACACAGTAAGACGGGCTTGGCTGCTTTGACTTTAGCAGAAAGTAAAAGCTCAGACCTGGCGCGCGTACTTGCGCAGGAACACGCCGGTGAAGATGACCTCGCCGCGGGCACGGGCGAGCTCGGTGTATTCGCAGATCCACTCGGTGCGCTCGCGGCGCACCAGCGTGATGATGTTGCCGCTGGGCAGCATCAGGCGCATGCCGGTGGCGAGCGCTTCAATCATCGTTCAACCCCGCCGAACGCAGGGCCTCCCGGTTGTGCTCGCGGACCTCGGCGTCGTCGCGCGCCATCTGCATCAGTGCCGCGGTGGCAAAGCCCAGCAGGTAACACACCCAGCACAGGATCACGGCTTGCCACCAGCTCATAAGGTCAACTCCAGTTGTCGGGCGTCTACGATGGGGAACTCGCTGATCACCGCCTGGCCCTTGAGGCAGCGCTGCGCGTACTCACACTGCAGGCAGGCCTCGGACAGATCGGTGCGGTAGATCTTGGGTAGGCGCCCCTTGCTGGCCTTGTGCATCTCGGCAGTGGAGCGCTCGATGGCGCCGGCGCGCTCGGCGCTCGCGGTGCGGTGCCCGCCCGCGTACTGGTAGAGCATGCCGCGGGTGGTGCCCACGCGCTCGGCCAGGAGCTCTTGTTCGTCGACGGTGGCGGCGGCCATCCAGGCCTTCATGGAAGTGATGGTTTTCATGCCGCGCAGTTTAGCAGGATGTAAAGGTATTGCAGCAAGCTGCGTGCCTTTGCTACCCTGCCCGGCCATGAGATCCGTCTACGACCAACGCCGGGAAAACCTGCGCTCGCTGATGGCCCAGTGGGGCGGGCCGACCTCGATGGCCAAGAAGCTGGGCCACAGCAATGGCAGCTACATCGCCCAGCTCGCAGGCCCCAATCCCTCGCGCGAGATCAGCGAGAAGGTCGCCCGCGAGATGGAGGGCAAGCTGGGCCTGCCGATCGGCTGGCTCGACCAGGAGCACGCCGGCAACGGCCGCCAGCTCGACCAGGAGACGCTGTCGGCCTGCGTGCGTGCCGTGGCTGCTGCAATCCGTGACGCAGGTCTAAAACCAGATCCCGATGCCTATGCGAACTTAGTCGGCCTGGTCTACGAGCACGCCAAGCTCACAGGCCGGGTCGACGAACCCTTCATTCAAAAACTTATAGGACTGATCCGATGAGCGACGAACAGATCAAGCAGCGGATCGCTTACCTGGTAGAACACGGCGGGCTGTACGACGACCCGATCGAGGACCTGCGCAGCAAGGTGCGCGTGTTGTTCTACATGTGCAGCGCCGCGTGCGCCTGCGGCATGCTGGGATTGATCCTGCTGCTGCGCTGATTTCCGTGGCTTTTGAGTAAAGCCCCTGTTGTGAGCAGGGGTTTTATTTTGCGCGTGATTTTTCGCATCTGCTACAATTCAACCATCGGACGGAAATAAGAACCCGCTGATTGCACCGAGCGACGGCCCCAGGCCTGACAGAGTTAGCAACCAGGCTGTGGACTAGATTCTGGGAAAGATCCGGACGCAGCTTAGAACCCAACGCTGCACCCCCTAATCAAACCACCAAGGAGCAAACCATGACAGTTCAGCAATCCATCGCAGACCTGGCCAAAGCCGGCTACACCGCCTTCCCCGGCGCCGTCCCCGACACGGTTGTCGTGCAGGACCCAGTGTTCGTTGAGCGCGGCGCCTCTGCCGGTCGGTTTCTCGAGTTCAAAGCCGTGACCCTCAAGGTCGACCAGGTCTTCAAGTTCATCGACGACCGCAGCTGAAAGGCACCGACATGACCACCCTTTCCTTCACCTACCAGGCCCTGCCCGGCACGATCGAAACCCACGGCGCCGATGTCTTCGTGCGCTGGGGCGGTGCCTCCTTCCAAAAGGAAGCCGCCGTCGGCCCCCTGGCCATTGCCATCGACCAGGCGATCGCCGCCCAGGCTGAGCGTGACCGCAACACCCGCACCCGCTACGCCAGCATGAGCCGCGCCGCTCGCCGCCGTTTTCTTGACGACTGAAAGACCAACCATGAAGCACGACATCTTTGAATTCACCGCCGTGGGTATGACCCCGGCACAACGCGCCTGGCGCATCGGCCTGCTGCTGGCCTGCCTCGCAGTGACCGCCCTCGACCTGTTTGTGTGGAGGCCGCTATGAGCGCCGCCATGACATACAAGGCCGCAAGCACCCTGTGCAAGCGCCAAGCCGCGATGTGCGGCACCAATGAACGCGACGAGTGGAATTCCTACTCCGAGCTCTACAGCAGTGACGCTCAGGCCGCGCTCAAGGCCTGCGGGGCGTTCGATCTGCTTGACGCACTGCTCAACGCCCTGCCCTACGTCGAAGACGTCCTGGCAGACAAAACCCAGCTGGCCTGTTTCAAGCCAGGAGTGGTGCAGGCGCACGCCAAAGCGATCCGCGCCGCGATTGCCAAAGCAACGGAGGCCAAGTGAACACCTGGCCCTTCCCGCCCTTCCCGAACCCCCAGGACAAGCCCGGCAAAGGCCCCAGGTTCAACCCCAACAACCACGAGGACGCACCGTTCGTTCAAAAAGATTTACCCAAAGCTGTAGCAGACGCTACAATATAATTTTCTCAACCGCTAAAAAGGAAAGCACCGTGATTGCAATTACCCTCAACTTCAAGTCGATCGAGGCCGCCCGCCAGGCGCTGCTCGACATCCCTTCGTCGTCCCTGGCCAACGGCCCAGAGCCCGAAGCAGTGCAGGAGACCAAGCCCGCCCCAAAAGCACGGCAGGCTGCGGCCACTGCAACTTCCCCCGCTACTGCGGAGAAGGGCGCTGCGTCCGAGACGAAGACCCGCGCTTCGGACACATCCCCCACCACGAGCTCTGCCGCTGCAAGTGGTGCCGCTGAGGGAAACGCTGCTGCGGGACCTTCCACACAGGAAGCCCCCGCTGCACAGACTGCCTCCTCAGGCGAGGCCTCGAAATCAGTCGACTATCCCACTCTGCAGAAGGCCGTCTTCGCCTTGGCTGGTAAGAGCCGCGAAGCAGCTGCGGCCGTGGCCGCCAGCATGGGCGTGAAGACGTTCAAGGAGCTGGACCAGGCCAAGTGGGCCGAAGCCCTGGCCGCCGTGACCGACAAGCTGGCCGAGTTGGAGGCCGCATGAGACAGCTCAACATCGCCGAACAGATCCGCTCCTTCTTGGGATTGCCCACACCCACGACGTTCAAGCACGCGCACGGTGAAAAAACACCGCAGCACTGCAAGAGTGGCCCGGGGCGCTACCACCAGCAAGGCAAGAAAGTCGAGGCTGCCTGATGACCGCCGCCCACAGCTACTGGTCCGCCAGCAAGTTCGAGAGCCTGATGCTTTGCCCCGGCAAGATCGTGCTCGAGGACGGCGCGCCAGACAACACCAACGGCTACGCCGCTGAGGGCACCGCTGCGCACCAGGTCCTGACCTGGGCGCTGCAGGACGAGCGCCCCGCGTCCGCCTACATCGGCCGAGTCGTATGGCTCGACCACCGTGGCAAGCCCTGCGAGGGGCAGCCTGGGTCGACCTACCGCTTCGAGGTCGACCAGGACATGGCCGAGCACGTCCAGGTGTGCGTCGACTACTGCCTGGATCTCAAGGGTGACGACGGTGTGCTCTTTGCTGACATCCGCGTGAACTACAGCTCTTACCTGGACGTCGACGAGGACACTGCCTGGGGCACCGCCGACGTGATCATCGCCCGCGGCGACGAGCTCATCGTGGTCGACTTTAAGTACGGCCGCGGCGTCGAGGTCGACGCCGAGAAGAACCCGCAGATGTCCTTGTATGGTCTCGGCGCGCTGCAGGCATACCAGGGCCTGGTCGCTGACTTCACCCGCGTGCGCATGGCCATCAGCCAGCCCCGCGTGAAGCACGCGCCCAGCGAGTGGGACTGCTCTGTCGACGAGCTCGAGGCCTGGGGCCGCAGCACCGCGCGCAGCGCCGTGGTGACCTGTGTCAACGCTAAGACGTACGCGACAAGCTCTCACGACATGGCGTGGGAAGAGACTTTTCTGCGCCCCGCCGAGAAGGCCTGCAAGTTCTGCAAGGCCAAGGCCACCTGCCCGAAGCTGCGCAACGAGGTTTCCGTCGAGGTGCACGGGGTTATCGCTGCAGATCCGTCAGAGTTTGCCGACTTCGACGTCAAAACCCCTGCGAACTACAGCACAGCCGGGTGGCTTGCCGCCTGCCTGACCAAGGTCGACATGATCGAGGACTGGTGCAAGGCCGTGCGCGCCGAGGTCGAGCGCCGCCTGCTGGCCGGCGACAACGTGCCCGGCTTCAAGTTGGTGGAAGGCAAGCAGGGCAACCGCGCCTGGACCGATGAGAAGGCCGCCGAGGCGCTGCTTAAAAGCATGCGGCTCAAAGAGGCAGAGCTCTACGACTTCAGTGTCAAGAGCCCCACCCAGATCGCCAAGCTCGGTCCTGCATTTGACAAGGACGGCAAGATCAAGCCGCAAAAGGAAGGCACGCCCCCGCCCGTCATTGGCCCGCGCCAATGGCCAAAGGTCGCTGCACTTATCACACGCGCTGCTGCCAAAAAGCACGTTGCGCCGCTCTCAGATTCACGCCCGGCCCTGGTGGTCACGCCGGTCGTTGATGACTTCACCGACGTGACCCCTCTCGACGATCTCGCTTAATTTTTAAACCCTGAAAGGACCTTTCCATGTCTACACAATCCAAACCCATCGGCCGCATCCTGCTCAAGAACGTGCGCTTGGCATTCCCCAACCTGTTCGAGCCCACCACCGTGGCCGGCGAAGGCAAGCCACGCTACAGCGCCACGCTGCTGATCCCTGCCGACCACCCACAGCTCGCCGAGATCCGCGCCGCCCAGGACGCGATCGCCAAAGAGAAGTGGCGCGACAAGGCCGCAGCCATCGTGCGTGGCCTGGACAAGCAGGACAAGCTGGCGCTGCACGACGGCGACACCAAGAGCAAGTACGACGGTTTCCCTGGCAACTTCTTCGTGAGCGCTGCCGCCCAGGAGAACGCAGCACCGACCGTGATTGACCGCGATCGCAGCCCGCTGTCTGCCAAGTCTGGCCGTCCCTACGCTGGCTGCTTCGTCAACGCGTCGATCGAGCTGTGGGCGCAGGACAACAACTACGGCCAGCGCGTCAACGCCCAGCTGCGTGGCATCCAGTTCTACGCCGACGGCGACAGCTTCAGCGCCGGCCGCCCTGCCGATGCGGATGAGTTCGAGGAAGTCACCGAAGGCGCCGGCGCCGACGACTTCGCGTAACGAAAAAAGGCCCGCTGTGAGGCGGGCCTAAAACCTTCAAGGAGAAAGCAACTTGCCCCGCGATTATAGCGGGGCGGTTTTTGGTGAGGCGGTCACCAGGCGGGAAATGCAAAGCCTCTTCCCAGCGCCACCCGCGCATGCCGTACGGTCGCCGCCTCACCAAAAACTGAAAGACCAACATGACTATCCTCTGGTTTGACTGCGAGACATATAGCGAATGCGATCTCAAAGCGCACGGC